TAACCGGATACAATGCCTCCAGCAAAGGTGTGGCAGTCAGGCGTAGCCCAACCAACACCACCAGTGCCCATGTCAGCGTGAACCGGTGTCACCATGAAAAGAGCAATGAGCCCTTGCTTGTTTCTGGCTTTGAGTTGGATTGTCGGGTAAGACCCTGAATCACCGATGATTCGTGTTGATAATTCGTCAACGGGACCAGGGAACAGGCCAAAGAAAGGGTTGGTGAATTTCTCCAGAAACGGAAAGTTTTGGTCCTCCGTTAGGTTATCAGCCCAAGCGGTGTAGCTCTCCGCGTTGCTGGAGTCCCAGTTTCCTTGGACACTGAAAATGCTGCTTTCAACAGTCTCGTCAGTCTCAGCGGCAACACTGCATTCAATTTCATACTCCATGATGAGGTCTGCCCAGTCAATCAAGGGTTTGTCTGCAGCATCTGGATACTCGCCACTCGAGCCCAAACAGTTCATTGGTCCCTGAACCATCACCATGATTTGCCCAAAGCTCTGATTAAACAGAGTCTCAGACTCACCGTAGCGATCAAAGTAAAACCAGCCTCCGAAGGGGCCAGTGTTCAGTGAAACATTGACTGCGAACTCGTTGAGCCCGCGCTTGCCCTTGACAGGGTCAACTTCCAGGATCTTGGCGTTGGTGTGCGCTTCGAATCGACTGAGAGTGTTTCTGTCAGGGACGTCCTCACCAAGGGTCACCTCGGGAAATTCGTCAGGGTCGACCTTGGGGTCGTAGACGACGAGGACTGTGCCAGCATTTGTGCCACGTGGCATTGTGGATCTGAATCTGAACTTCAGGCTCTTGGGCCGCCACTTCTCAAAGAGAGCCATACAGCGCGCGAGCCTTCCGTTCTGAACCATCAGCCACGGGCGAATTTGGTCTTTGTAGATCACTTGCCCAGGCCCCTCAAGGATCTGCTGTGACTTGCCATCCACATTGCTGAACTGCAGTGTGGTTACATAGTCTTTGCCTTTAAAGCAAGCATAATCCATAGAGAAGCCCTTGCGGGCTCGTGTGCCAGCTGGGCGGCCTCCAGATTTGGGTCCCTTGTGCTTTCGCTTCTTTATCAGCTTAGACACCGCTGCAAAAGCAGTGGCGGCACGCTTTACAGATGCTTTGCGTGAGGTCTTCTTCTTAGAGGCTTTCTTGCTGGGCTTCTTTTTCGATCCCTTGCGGGAAGACTTCTTCTTTGATTTACCCATCTTTGGTAATTGAACTGCTTTCGCAAATTCGTCAGACAGGGACTCGCTGAAGATGTCTAGCAAGCCTTCGATTGGTTTCGTGAGTGCTGAGTGAGCAATCTCAGCAATAACACGACCGGGTGTGGTTTTCGGCATACAAGATACCGAAGAAAAAGTGATTGAATTGTTTTGCAAGAACAACTCTGACCACTTTTCACTCATAGCGCAATGGGTGAGTGAGCCAGCTTCCAATGCAGTGACAGCAGGAAACAGAAAGAGCAGTAAGAGCATAATGCAGGTTACAGAACCCCAGAAAGTAAATTCACGAGTGTTCTGTCGCAACATTTCCC